CGCTTCCATTAAATTGACATCCAGCCTATGTATCCAGCATCAGGATTATCCGCAAGCCATTGTTTATGTAGCTCATTCTGATAAGCCCAATTTATTTCGTGTTCTCCTTGATCATGAGAATCGCACATGTATGGCACTCCTTATCTGCAAACATCCAAGCACCGCATTTATTGCAACGCATTACTGGCTCTTGAGTATCGGTTGATTCAGCTTGATTCTTAACGCCAACGCCACAGCATTTAAGGCATTGATAAACCCTAAATCCTTCGAGTGTTTCGTATCCATCAAGCCACACGAACTCGCTGTTGGCTGAACAGAAGTTGCATCTGAATTTAACCATTATCAGCCTTAGTTGGTATTTGATAACCACAATTGCACTTAACATCACCAATTTGTAATTTGGCGCAATTAGGACAAGTCCAAAATTTATCCATCTTTCCCTGCCCAACCAGTTCCTTTAAGTATGAATGGCACAGCTGTATAAACACGCCTCATGGCTGCGCCACATACTTGACAATTAGGAGTTTTATGATCCATTGGTAATTGCAATATAATCACAGACTCCTCGCCCGGACATTCGTATTCGTAATTAGGCATTATCGTGCCTGTGTACTGGATACGGAATCCGATTGATAGCGTGGCAGTTGTAGCATCGAAGCAGATCGCCCTCATGAAGTAATCTGTCATCGTTGCACATATCGCAGTATGTCGTTGATGGCTCTACCTTAACTCCATCATCTGTAAAAGTAGCAGTTAGACCAGAGCCGTCAATGATTTGTAATTCACCCATTTATTCACCTCCTTCAAAATACCATTTTCCATTAGCTGTAAGTTTTGCCCATTTGGCATCACATTGTTTTGCTTTACAAACATATCCATAGTAAGGCTTGCCTCCTTTAGAGATTCCTTCTTTAAGAATATGACCATGTTGGCATGCAGGTGGCTCATTAGGTATTGATGCACCAATCTCAGCAACTACATCACCAACAGACCATGCAACTGGCTCAGGCTTCTTATCAGCTTCAAAACTATCTCTTAGGATTGTTTCAATTTGTGCTGACTTAGATCCGGGTTTTCCATACATGTTTTGCCTAGCTTCTAGCTTCTCCTTAAATGACGGATTGGTTTCAACCTTTCGCATATCATCTTTGGTTGCAGTTTTGTCAGAGCCTTTAAGTAAAATGATTGCTCTACCCAAAGCCGATGTAGCAGTATCTTCAACATAAAATTTCTTCATATTGGGGATGTAAGTTTCCCTGGATCCAAATGCCACATTGCTTACTGCTGGTGCAGCATCTTTAGAATCTCGCCATAATGTTGATTGGATCAAGATATAACCCTTTTCAGGATCATGGCTGATAACTGATAAATCTGATCTGCCCATTGGATAGTTTGTAATAAACCATTTATTCAAAGTTGCGACATCTTCATAATCCTCAAGATTAAATGCCATCTGCTACTCCAAACTCTTGGTCATAATGGTCGTGCAATTCTTTATAGATGACTGCATAACCAATGATGTCTTTAACACTATCTTGGTGATTTGCAGTTTCGGCAAGTCTGCTGACCTTAACGAGCAACTGCATGATGCTGACCTGCATTGGCGATATGTAATCTCCATAGTAAGCAGACCACAATTCTGAGATTCGCTCGTGATTGCTTTGACTGCTTCCGTAAACTGATCCTCTAGCTGAGAGAATTGTTGCGATTTCATCCAAGAACTCAGTTCTGCTTGTCATAATCAAAAACCTCATCTGACTGTGTTTTGATGTTGGTCATTCGGCGATGCATATTCCAGCCATCAGCCCGACCCTTCCAATAACCATTCTGGAATGCGGTATCTCGGATTTCATAAATAATCCATGCAGCAAATGTCAAACCGACAATTGCCCACATGATTACAAAACCCATATCTCTTGCTTCTAGCCATGTATTCATGCATTTACCGCCAATTTATCTGCATAAGCAATTTTCCAATCAAAACCATTGGCATCATCAATTGCATAAGCGGCTTTAATTCTTTGAGTGTGTATTTCCGATGCACGATGACCAGATGGTCGCTTGCAACTTAATCCAGCTGCTGCTGAGCAAGTAGGACATTCCAAAGATCTTGGACAAACATCTCCACGAGTAGTACCATCGCACCATTCGCATTTTCTTTCATTTGACTTCATGTTGCTCCCTTACATATCCACAGTATCTCTGTGAATACATAAAGTCTGACCTAAATCAAGTGTTTTATCTACCTGATCTACGGCGTGTTTTATAACGATTAGATAACGCTAATATCCTCAAAATCGTCGATATGGTCATCAATCGTGCGAGGCTGATAGTCTGTTTCACGCCCCATAAGACTTTCCAAGAGCTGTAAATGAGCCATCTTTGTTTATTGGGATCATCTGCACATTCATATTCTTGCCATCCCAGTCCATAATGACGATGCCCATTTGCCAATTAGCCAAGCCTTTTGTATAGGAGGCTTTTGCCCTGTTCATAAGGTTGCCTGTTTCAACCCCGTAAAGGGGTCTATAAGCCCCGTAGAGCCCCTCTGAGTAGGCTGACATACCCAACCTATGGGTGTGCCCACAAACCACGCTTTTTCCTGCCTTTTTGGCAAGATTTAGGGCAGTCTGACCAGCGTTAGGATTCATGTTGCCTTCATCGCCATGAGCCAAGATCCAGCCCTTTTCAAATTCGTAAAATGTCTTATGAAAAGTAATGCCCATAGCATCGAAATCCATAAATTTTGCGTACTGCAATTCTGGAAGGCTGATGAGCCCCGGAACTTTTAATAAAGTGTTATATAAGCGATCAGTATGATTACTGCGGATAATATGAGCTTCTCGGCTGTGTTCTGTGAGAGCCCAAAGGATTTCCTGAGTAGCTGAACGATCATCGTCCAAAGTTTGTTGATAAGCCAAAGGTGTTTTTTCAGCCCATCGGCTAATGGTTTGAAAATCAATTTCATCACCTACACATAATACACTGTCAAATTTTTCACGCTTAGCCAACTTGATGACATTCTTGACAGCTGTTTCATGATGGTACGGAATTTGCAAATCACTTATTACTAAGTATCGCTTAATCGTCGTCCTCATCGTCAGTTGGATCTATTGATGGGATTATCCCACCATCGCCCACAATCCAATCAGGAAAAGTCTTATGTTCAGTCATCAGCCAAAATGCGTGCTCAGGTGTGAATCCTGCTTTTCTAGCTGCTTTGTAGCATTCATGCAAAGCCATGTAATGTTGATCAATCTTTGTTAATGGCTCAGGAGTTTGGCGAACGACTCGACGATTGATCTTTTTGCGTTTGATAGGTTTTCGTGTGTTCGCCATGTCAGAAATTATTTCTTAACTAATAGCAAATATAGATCATCGACACGCTGTTCAAGTCGATTCATTTGATCTTTTAAGGAACTGCCTCCGTTTGGTTTAAGTTCGGCTAAATAGGATTTAATAACCCAACGCAGACCCATGAATAAACTGCCTGATACGGCGCATACGCCAGAAGCGATAGCGACCCAATCTGCTGCCGTCATTTGGCATTGATTCCATAATCAGCTTCGCTCCCGGACTTTGGATCTAATGCTTTGGCAATTGGTGCAACTAATGCTCCAGCAAGAACTGCTAACTCTGGTCGAATATCAGCAACAATGGCAAGTGCCACAGTAATACCTGAAGCTGCAACAGCTCTCAAATATGACTTAATCGCTGCTTTGTGTTTTTTGGTTAGTTTCATGAATTGCCTCCTAGTAGTGGTATGTTGAAAAATGATCCATCTTTATCACCTGATTTATTAAAGCTGATGTGAATGTGCTTAGTGTGAGGATTGATGCCTTTGTATCTACGCCATTTCCAATTAAGCAATTTGCTGGCAATATGATGATTATGAATTACATAAGATATGCGTTTATCTGATTTTCCGCATTCTTTGATTTGGTCAGCGAGATAAGCAGAAATTCCTTCTTGCTTACCCAAGCCAGCATCAATATCAATGGCTCTGACACACCCATTAAAGTCTGGATTGTGGTCAGATTTTTTTGTGGAATGACGAGCATCACCCAACCATCCATCACTTTTACGGCTGCGATCTGGGAATAAATCATCAATCTGTTCCCGGAGTTGAACGGCAGCTTTAGATAGAAATGGTTTCATTAGCCAAGAAGAAGTTTTGCTTCGTCCTCAGTAATGCCTAAGCGATGCAATAAAGCAGCTTTAGCTTGTGCTTTAACTTCTGCTTCATTTGCTTCCTCAAGTTTGATTGCTTTAATTGCATCATCTATTTGTTTTTGGGTGGGTGGATTACCCTCTAAAACATCCCATTGAATAGTGCTGTAATCTTCATCGGTAAATGAAAATTCTGCTGTTGGGTTTAATCTTTTAATTGCTTTAACTAAATAATTCATTATGCACCAATTTCCATTAAAATGATTGAACTAGGAGTGCTGCTTTGTTGATAAGTGCTAGTTCCAGAACTTGTGGTTAAATAAACCCGACCCTGTGTTTTGTATGTTGTTGCTGAAGTTGTGGATGGACTATCAAGATAAGATCCAGAAATAACTATGCGTCTTTGAATTTCAGTTGAACCAACCGCTTCAACATAATCACTTTGAATACCACCACCACCAATGTCAAATATAGTTGTAGCATCTCTTAATAATTTTAAGCCAACTGCAGAAGTGTTTGCAGTTCGTCCATGTGAACCTGTTTGAGTAAAGATTACTAAAATTTTACTGGTAGCAGACGATGGTGTTATTGATGCCGTTAAAGTTGTGTCTGTATAAGAAGTTGAGGCAATTGTTGTTGATGTAGTTGTTGTAGCTGAAACTACCTGCAATACTTTGCCACCGCCAGCAGGTGTAGCCCATTTAACTTTGTATGGTGAAACAGTTGTATCAGCAGTTAAAACTTGACCTGTTGTGCCAATTGGCAAATTATCATAAGTTCCTGAACCAGTACCAACAACAATATCTCCTGAAGCAGTAATTGTTGTAGCCATGTCATTAGTAATTGTTATTGCACCACTTGTACCGCCACCTGAAATTCCAGTTCCAGCTGATACTGCTGTTATATCACCAACATCATTTGCAATCCATGTAAAATCCATGTCGGTGTTAGATGTCTTGCTAAGTATTTGACCAGTTGTTCCACCTTTAAGATCAACCAAAGATGTATCAATAGCTGAACCAAGTGTGCGGATAGCAGCTGCGCCATCCTTAACCAGATCTGTATCGTCCGGTGTTTCCCAATTAAAATTTGTTGTGTTTGCCATATTAGGCTACTGCTCCAATCGCATTTTCCCATGTAAGTGTACCACTTAAAGTGTTCCATGCCTCTGAGGCTGATACTTGCTCCCATTGAAGTGCTACTTGAGAGAATTCTATCGGACTTAGATTTATGGTTAAAAATAATTCGTTGAATCTAGTGCTCCAACGCCAACCTTCCACATAACCTTCAAATTGTCCTGATGAGGCTATTTGGACCGGCAAGTCTGTTATTCGTAGTGGCTGACCAATAAAGATCCCAAGCAAGGCATCTCGGTCAGCATCATCAATTTCCGAATTGGTTATTGGAAAAGTTATTGAATCAAATAATGGGCGTGGATAGGATCGCAAATCAATATACCGATCAGCAACAGCTTGTGCATCCGTAGCGTCGTGTAAAACTGTGTTAATGGTTTCGCCTTTATACCCAAAATTGGCAATTGAGGTTGCATCGGTTGCCGATACTTGTGATCCATAATTGTTGCCGTAATTAATATAAATATCATTTCGAACATCAGCTGATCGAGCCAAAGTTTTTAATCCTGCGCCAATAGCGGTGTTTGCTGAAATGTCTGTATAGCCATTGTTTGCAAGATAATTTTGCCTATGAATTGAATCAGCATACCCAATTCGACCTTCATTATCCTCATATAAAACGCCAAATGCTGAATCTGCAATCAAACTTGCAATGTTGTATATTGTATCTGGGTTGGATGTTCTATTTTCCATTTCGTATTGACCAGGACGATCAATTTCACCCAATCCAATATTTTCGGCATTTGCCCAAGTAATTGTTGGATCATATCCTGACCAAGTTTCAGCTGCTGGCACTTCATTCCAATTATTAAGAAATAATTCAGAAAGTAAAGCCCAAATTTGATCTCCGTCATCATCTTGAGATAAAACACCATCGGTAATGATTTTTGGCAATTTAGCCAATGAACCTAAAGCAAGGATTGTATATGTGTAAGTTTTAGCAATTGATGATGCAGTAGCAATCTCGGTTGTAATATCTGTAATGTTGCCACCAAACAAAGTCCTAAAAGTGTTTGTGCTGTCCTTGACTTGCAAGGCAATACCATCATTTATTTGAAAGTTGTAATTTTCATCATTTAGTGCAATCAATGAGATTTGTAAATATGAAGGAAGTGGTTGAGCATAAATATCATCTCGACCTGCTTGATGGGTTATGTCTTGTATTGCTACATCTGTATATTCAACCCCATTGATAGTTAGTTTATAAACTGGAGCAAATACAGTCATTATCCGCCTCTTATGCCGTTGTTATACAATTGCGGAACTGATCTTGATGCGCTTTGATTTAAGACTTTTGCAACAGATCTAGCAGCACCTTCAGAATCAATTGCTTGGACAGTTATGTTATTTACAGTAGTGCCGGCCCTTGCAGCTGCTGAAGCCAATTGAGCAGCAGTTGCAGGTTGGGCAGTAGCAACAGCTGAAGCTGCCTGACCAAATGGTGTTCCTACACTTGTTGATGCGCCAATCGTTGAAATGTTAGGCAAAACAGGAATTGCATTATAAGCACTTATTAATCTGTTAATTCCTGATATAGCATTATCGACAGCGGTTTGGATTGCAGATATGACTTTCCCAATAATGTCTGTAATGCCACCGGCAATTAGGCCAATAGTCTTTAATGCTGCGCCCAAAGTATTAACTAAAATTGGAACAACCACATTTGTTATAAATTGACCAAATGCATCAAATGCTTCTTGATTATCTTTAATGGCTTGTTTGATCGGATCAAAGTATGCAGCAAATTCTTGTAATTTGGGAACTACACGATTGACTATAAGATCAACAAATCGTTCAACAAATGGAAGCAATCGATAACCAATTTCTTCTTTGGCTTCCTCAAATGCTTGCTTTAATCGATCAATTCTGCCTTGAAATGTTTCAGCATTTGCAGCAGCTGCGCCACCATAAAGGTTGGTTAATACTTTGGTGGTTTCTGTGAAATCCATTGCTTTAGCATCGGCTTGAGTAATGCCAATGCCAAGTCTGACTAATCTTGTATCTTGTCCTTCATAGGCTTTTGATAATGCCTCAACAACTGAACTTAAATCTTTACCACTACCTTTTGATATATCTATTGCTAGATTTAATAAATCTTGGGATTTAGTTGCATCTTTTGTTGATACCGATAAACGCTGAAATGATATTCTCAAATCATTATCGGTTATACCGGTTGCTAATTGAGTCTTGCGAATATAATCCTCAGTAGCCTTAATTTGGGCATCAGTAGCCCCTGTGGCAGTTTTTAATGCAGCAGCTAACCTTAATTGTGCTTGTTCATCCTCAATTGCCGATTTGACGCCATCAACGGCTAATTTGGTGGCATAAGCAACAGCGGCAGCAGCAGCTACCGCAAAAGCAGCAGCAGCCTTTTTTCCAAACTCTGAAATTTTACTTGCGTTGCTTTCAACGGCTTTATCAGCTTCACCTAGTTTTTTCTTAAGATCATCAACATCAGCAAGGATGGATAATTTAAGGGTACGACTACCGGTTGCCATCAGACCCACTCCTTAATAATGCGATCAAAACTTTTTTCCCACTTATCAATTAATTCAGGCTGAATTCTGCGAAGGGTTGGATAAATAAACCACCCTCTTGAACCTCTGCCTTGCCGTCCTGAATAATTAGGAAACTGCTTGAACTTATTAGATCCAAACTCCATACCGCCCCATAGGGTTTGAGTTGTAGCCCCGCCTGAAAACTTTTGGCGTGCGAAACCATAACTGAACTCACCAATTTTGCTGGACTTGGAAATGCTAACGCCGTCTGCAATTCTTTGCGCTGCTTTGCCAGATTTAGTTCTAGTTTTAGCAGCTTGTTTAATTTCCTCTGATGCAAAATACGCCAACGCAGCAGATTGAGTTCTTGCTTCCTCTGTGGCTTGTTCATCCATAAGCTTAAAAGCCTTGTAAATATCACGCAGATCAGACTTATTGTACGCAATGGTTTCATTTGCCATTCCTTCGCTCCAATATCTCGATCGCTGTTAATATGTCGTCCGCTTCAACCCATTCGCTCATTGGTATTTGTGTGGCAATTGCCAACTCAACCAATAATCTGTTTAGGCTTCCTGCTTTGTGGCTTTTGGGTCAGCATCACCGACAATGACATCGGCTACTGTTTCCATCCAAATATCCATTGGTTTGATTGGTTTGCTTCCGGCAACTTCACGTTTATGAGCATGATAAGCCAAAAACATAAGATCCCAAATGCCAAGTTTTTCACTTGCTTGCCCAATGGTATTTCCTGTCTGCTTTTCCCATTTTGCCCACTCAGGCGGTTGGGCTACATAAGTGGCTTGCTCGCCTGAGCTGTATTCAATTGTGATTGGTAGTTTCATTTTGCTCCCGTTGTTAGATTTTAACTAAATGTTTCTACTACTGCGCCCTTTGATACTGTGAAAGTAAAGGAAACAGTTTGAGCATCAACACCAGATCCGCCAGCTGTTGGAAACTCTGGCTTTACTGGAAACACAAATTGTGCTCCTGATGCTGCTGTCAATGTCATGCTGATGTCTGTGTCTGGTGCAGTTTCTGCTGCTGTCCATAGAGCCTCGCAAACTGAGTTTGCCTTGCCCCAATCAGCCAACATATCCAATTGGAATGTTCCTGAAATGTTTGTGGTCTTGTAAGCCTCTCCATCCATAGTCTGATAAACCTGACGCTCATTGACTTTGGTTAGAACTGCGTTTGTCGCTTGTGCTTGAATATCTGTTCCACCTGTGAAAGATAAACCAACATCACGACCGGTAATTACGACTGTTGCCATGATTTCTCCTTATGCTGTTTGTGTGTAGTAGGTAGATACTC